TGATGGCAGGGGAAGGCCGGATCTATCGGGCCGTGGTCGCGGTTGGGGGGACGTCCCGCTACCGTGATGTCACGCAATACATGACGGCTTGCTGTCATGCCCTCGGACGTGAGCCCTCCGAGGACGAGAAGAAGGCACTCTTGGTCAAGGGTCAACTCTTCTCGTTGGGTGCGTGATTCTGTTTATATTTCGTCAGCCTACGTAAAACACGGTCGAGAACTTCTTCTCATCGTCTTCGGAGGCTGTCCCGATAGGGAGTCAAGACATGCGTACACGCACCACCTGGAACCGAGATCAGATCAAGCAGGGGTCGTCGCGGACGGCAGAGGACCCCCGGTCCATGAATCAGGACCACCTCAGCCAACAGCCTTCGGCGGACAAGTACACCAACGGAGATCCGTCTTCGTGGGCGGAGGACATTCACTCCCCCAATGAGTGGGAGAAGGAGTACTCGGGTGGGCAGACCAAGCGTGACGAGATCGGCATGCCGGAGAAGCGCCCCGAAACCTACAACCACCCTGAGAAGACGGCTGCGTCTGAAAAGTTCTACATGAAGAAGGCAGATTTCACCGTCAAGCTCGCTCGAATGATGCTCGGCAACACGGCTCCCGAGTTGGCCATCGAGGATCAGGCGGTCAATCTGATGCATGTGCCGGACGCGGCCCTCATCGCGACCTACGCCAGCCTCTCTGAGCGTCTCGCTCAGCAGGGTCAGTCGCAGGACGATCAGGACAAGGAGAAGGCTCAGCAGAAGCAGGCTGCCCTTCAGCTCCGCGCTCAGAAGGCCTTCCAGGCTGGCGACCTCGCTGGAGCCAAGCTGGCTCTCGATGAGGCCCTCGCCATGCCGGCTCCTGTCGACATGGCGAGGGCCTCATCGACCAGTGTCGCTGCGCCCGCGGCCACGCAGACCACCCAGGCTCCCGCGATGTCTCCGGACATCATGCAGGTTGTCCAGGCGGCTGTCACCGCTGCTCTCAAGCAGGCGGGTGTCCTTCGCGCGAACGATCAGCAGATGCCGCAGCAGCAACAGGCTCAGCAGCAGATGCCCCAGATGCAGCAGTCGCAGCAGATGCCGCAACAGCAGCAGGTCTCGCAACAGCAGATGCCGATGCAACAGCAGTCGGATGACGCTCTCCTCGACGACCTCATGGGCGGCGGGATGGGCGGCGGCGACATGTCTGAATCGGACATTGAGCTGGACGCTCCTCCGATGGACCTCGGCGATGGCGGGGAGATGCAGCTCGGTCCGGAGGACGACGTCCTCAAGACCCTCTTCGCAACTCAGGAGTCGCAGGACGCGGAGCAGGCTCAGCAGGCTCAGCAGGGCGCGCAACAGCAGAAGCAGGCTGGCATGGGCCGCACGGCTTCGACTCGCACGGTCGGGACTCGTCCCACGGGCGGTGTCTCGCGGGTCGGCGGCGGGGTGGCTGGCTCGGGCAATCGCTCTGGCAACGACATCGACAAGCTCTCGGCCCTCTGGCCCTCGGCTCCCGATGTTCGCGACGCCTTCAACATGAAGTGAACCAGCCGTCCGAAAGGACCTCTGGTACGCCCTCACGGGCGGGATCGAATCGAATTAACACCCGAAATCACGCCACGCTAAGGGAGTAGATACAAAATGAGTTCCTTCGCCATCGGCGGACAGTCTTCGGGTGACTTCAAGGAGACCGCGTCACGGGTCCAGCTTCTCAACATCGTCACGCGCAATGCCGTGGGTGTTCTGACGCCGGATTCGTTCACACAGGCCAATCCCCCCGTCGTCACCACGCAGAAGTCCGCCACCCTCTCGAACATCAGCAAGCTCGGAGTGCTTGGCGGATCCATCGCCTTCACTCGCTACGACTACGGCAATGGGTTCCACGGTGGGCCTGTCAAGGTCTCGGCTGCCTACGACGCCAAGATCAAGCCGCTGGGCATCTACCTGAACGACAGCCTCGGGAACGCCTTCGAGAACACCCCTGGTGTCGCCTCGAACCGTGGGCCCTACGCCTGTGGCTCGGGCACCACGGCGGGTCTCTCGATCTACGAGACGAAGACCCAGATCAGCTCTCCCGGGACCGCGGTCGTCTACGCGGCTGGGGATGCGGTCTACGCTTCGGTCAACGGACTCGTCACCAACGTCCTCGCGGACGCCTACGAGTACAACGTCTCGGGGCAGAACAGCCTGCCTTTCGTGACCCTGATCGGCATCGTGAAGGTGGCTCCGGACGCCAACTCGTCGCTCCTCGTGATCGACCTGCGGGTCTGATCAAACACCGGACTTCTGAGGAGCAAAAGAGGACGACATGAACAACCAGGTTTCCAACGAGCTGAAGCAGCAAATCATCAGCGAGTACATCAAGACGGCCGCCGGCCGTGCAAAGCTCGCTGCATCGATGATCCAGCCCCTTCGGCTGCGTCGTGACTACACCGCGGTCGGTCGCAAGACCTTCCTCGTCGAGCAGCTACCGGATGGAGCGCTGCCCATCTACGACAAGGATCCCGACGTCACGGCCTTCGTGGTCGGCGAAGAGGGTCAGAACATCCTCGCGATCCAGAAGCCGCGTCGGGTCATCTTCCCGCTGTTCGAGATCGCCTCGAACCCCGAGATCCCGCTCACGCAGATCAAGGAGCGTCGCTTCGACCTCATCGAGCGTTCGCAGGACCTCGCGAAGGCCCAGATCCAGGCCGCGGAAGACGAGCGCGTCTTCACGGTTCTCGACTCGATCGCCGTCTCCGGCTTCGACACCCTCCCCGGGCAGTCGAACCCTGACGTCGCGGTGGTGGCTCCCATCTCTCCGGCCGTCCTCGCGGACGCGTTCGCCGAGATCGAGCGTCACGACCTCCGGGTTGCCCGGATCTACATGAACGCGGTCGACTACGCGGACATCCGCAAGTTCGGCCGTGACATCCTGGACATCGAGAGCCAGGCCACCCTCCTCAAGACCGGCCTCCAGGCCGTCCTCTGGGGCGCGCAGATCATCACGTCGAGGCTCGTCCCCGTCGGGTTCGTCTACATCTGCGCGGAACCCGAGAACTTCGGTCGCTTCCCGGTCCGCACGGAGCTGACGGTCCTCTCGGCCGACGATCCCAAGGCACGCACGATCGGCTTCTCGTGCTTCGAGAACGTGGGCATCGGCGCCTTCAACCCGAAGGCTCTCACCCGCGTCGTGGTTCAGCGCTTCTAGTCGCTGAGCTGGCCTGAAAGGGCCTGAAAAGAAAAGGCCCTGCTCGGGAAACCGGGTGGAGCCTTTTTCTTTGGTGTATATTCGGGCCATGCCCGAACAAGACCTCTCAGCTCTCAAAGAGCAAATCTTCCAGGTGTACACCCGCACTCCGGAAGGAAGGAGCAAGCTCAGCAACGCCTTCCTCTACCCCACTCGACAGAGGTTGGAGTTCCGAGAGATGAATACCAGGATGCTGGATCTCAGCATGTCCCTCGAAGGGACGGACATGGACATCGCTCTTGGGGAGAGGATTCTAGCGACCGTCCCCGAAGAGGAACGGTCAGCCGACGAAGTCTTCTCCAAGCTCCAGTCGCTTCTTGATGAGCTTCGCCGGCTGAAGGCACACTTGCAGACCTTGGCCTGAGCTACTCCAAGAGTTCGAGCTGCTCCGGTCCGTCGTCGATGACGGCGTCCTTCTTCGAGCCCTTGCCCTTCTTGAACTTCACGGGTTTCTGACGCTGCTCTTCGATGAAGGAGCGGATCACCGTGATGCAGTCTTCCTTCGCAATCCCAGATCGCATGCACGCGTAGAGCGTGATCTTCCAGTTGCCTGGGACCACCTTGGCAACTGCTCGTCCCAGCTCGCGCAGATCCTCGATCCCCTCGGCTCGCTTCTTCTGCATGATGGTGAGGAGGCTGTCCATGGTCTTCCTACGCTTGAAGCACTGCCTGGAAGTCTTTCTCCAGACTGATGGTGTCGATCGGTCCCGTCGAGGTCTTGATGTACTTCAGACAGATGAGCAAGAGTTCGAGGGTGGTGGCCACGCCGTCGATCGCAGGGGCTTGATCTCCTTGACCAAGGCAATCGAGCTGAGCTTGAGCAACTTCTTGAACTGTATCGAGAGCGTCCATCTCACCTCTACAGAGCGAAGGGGTTGAGGATCAACCGACCGCTTCCGGGATGTCGTTCATGTCGGCCCACGTCCAGTAGCCCCCAGCGCCGGCCCACTGCACGGTGGGGTTCACCACCATAGCCTCGGGATCCCCGGGGTGCCTTTGCTCTCGGCTCCAGCCGTTGGTAATGGAGTGGATCCGGACCTTGTAGGTCCGACCGGCTGGTCCGTGTTTCCCTGGACCAGTAGAGCCCAGCAGGGTGCCCTTGGGGATGGTCACCCATTGCCCTTTGCACACCTGGAAGGAGGTGGGGTCGCAATAGCCAACGAACTTTTTGGGGGTAGTCACGCCTCTACCTACACCTCGACCAGCTCCAAGATCAACCTCTCGGACGCGGTAGTACACTTATCCGTTTGCTCTTGATGGGGACCTACATCTTCTTCAGGAGAGCGGACACATGGCATCGGAACAGATTGCATTTCGGCACGGCGAACTCCAGCACTTCATCACGACCCGGGGCTTCACGCTCGGCAACATCGGCAACGGGCAGCCCTTGACCCTCTCGAAGGGAACGGACGTCCTGTTCGATGGGACCACGGCGGAAGTGAATGGGGGCCGCTACCCGATGCCGCAGCTCCGAGGGGCATTCAAGGCGGGCTGGCTCATCCGTGCGGCGAGCTACGACGAGTTCGACACGACGTCGGAGCGTCCTC